GCCCTGAGCAGCTGCAGGTGGTCCTGTACAAGCTGCTGCTGGTGACGCTTGGCGCTGTCACGGCTTACTGGCTGGACCGCGCGCTGTTCCCCAATGCCCGGCCCACCGAATGCGCTGACATTGTGCTGGTGGGCGTGGCAATGATGCGCCGGGCGCTGATTGTGCTCGGGGTGATCATCGGCCTGACGATGGGGCTTTGATCATGGGCACGCCGCAGATCATCTGGCTGGTACTGGCCGCACTCACACTCGGCGCAACAATCATGGCTCACGGCCAAACGAGGAAGATTTCTCTCTTCGTTGCGTTGCTGCGCATCGGGGTGACGGCGCTTTTGCTGCTCTGGGGCGGCTTCTTCAGCCCGCCCGCCAACGCGTCGAACATCCCCCACGCCGCCGAGCAGCATCGCCGCACCCTGGTGCGTGCTGCCCATGCTGAGTGGGGCCTGGGTGCGCCTATCGCCACGTTCGCCGCCCAGGTGCATCAGGAAAGCGCCTGGCGGGTGAATGCGCGCAGCCCGGTCGGCGCTCAGGGCCTGGCGCAATTCATGCCCGCCACCGCTGATTGGATGGCTGAGCTGTACCCGCGCAGCCTGGGCCCGGCGCAGCCATACAACCCCGGCTGGGCCTTGCGCGCCATGGTCGCGTTTGACCGCTGGCTGTACCAACAAAACCAGGCCAACAGCGACTGTGACCGCTGGGCTTTTGTGCTGTCGGGCTACAACGGCGGCAATGGCTGGGTGAATCGTGACCGACGGTTGGCATCGGCAAAGGGCGCCGATCAGCTGGCCTGGTTTGATTCTGTCGAGCGGCACAACGCTGGCCGCTCGGCTGCCAACTTCCGTGAGAACCGTCATTACCCGCGCGCCATTTTGCTGCGCTGGGAGCCGCTGTATGTGGCCGCCGGCTGGGGCACGGGTGTGTGTGCCGAGAGGTATAGCCACCGTGAGAATTCCAACGCTGTTTCTACTCGTCACGTTGACCAGCAGTTCGCCTGCAGCCTGCTCGCGCAACTGGCTCGCTGCCAGCGAGTTGTACGCATCGCCAGTGCCCCGCGTGCGCCACGCCAACCTGTCGCCAGCCGAAGAGGTGCGGAAGAAACCTTTCCCCCGCTGGCTGCGGCGCCGGCTCAAGCGTAAGGGGCGGCGATGAGAAAGGTAATCGCATGGTTCGTTGAACACTGGTATGTGGCGATCTTCGTAGCGCTGCTGATGCAGATGTGGGTCTACGGCCAGAATCAATACGACCTCGGCCACAGGACCGCCAAGGCCCTGGGCGACACAGCCCTGGCTGACCTGCGCACCGAGCACGAAACGCTGCGCGCCAATGCCGCCGAACAGAACCTGGTGCTCTACCGCCAGCAGGTCGAGCGCGCCAACCAGGCCGAGCAAGTGTTCATGAATGCCCAGGAGCAGATCGGCCTACTCCAGCAACAACTCACACAGGAGCGCATCGCCCGTGTCTCGACTCAATACACGCCTACGCGGGGCGGCGCTGTCGTGCCTGCTCCTCGCTTCGTTATCACTTGTGGCTGGCTGCGCGACTACAACGCCGCCCTCGGCGCTACCGCCCCAGCTCCAGAGCCCTGCCGAGCTACCGCCGTATCTCAAGAAACGGCCTGGCCAGCCCCCGGCGCTCACACCGAGCTACTGGAAAGCGGCGTTACCGCAGCTGACATTTTGGCCCATGCGCGTGACTACGGCGCTTGGGCGCTCGCCAACACTGCGCAGCTGAATGCGCTGCTCGATCTGCACGAAAAGGAGCAACGCTGATGAAGCGCCAAGAAACACTGGATAAACCCTCTCTGCTGGGGCGGGCTAGAGCCTGGCTATTACTTCTGCTAACAGCCTTCGCGTGGGTGTTCCTTTCGGAAAAGGTGTACCGCCGTCGCAAATGGCAGGTGGGCGCCCTGGTGCTGCTGATCCTGGTTACCTGGTCTTACTTTGCGCGGCAGGTGGCCTGATGGATATCGACATGCTTATCCGCGCCGGCCAGTTCCTGTTCACCGTGGCGGTGGGCGTGTTCTCGATCAGCTCGGCCCGTAACGCCAGCTCAAAAACCCAGGCCGAGGCGCTGGCCACGCGGCTGTCCAGCCAGGACGCCCGCATCCTCACCCTGGAGCAACAGATGCTGCACATGCCGGATGCCAAGCAGATGGCCGAGCTGGCCGGCGACATGAAAGCGGTCAAGGCCGAGCTGGCGGGGGTAGCCAGGGAGCTGGCCCCTTTAGCCCGCGCCCTGGACCGGGTGAATGACTATTTGTTGAACGCGAGGGCTGATCGATGAGCCGATATTCTGAGTTTCTGAGCCAGGATCGCCGCCTGGTGATTTTGCGCATCCTGGCTGAAATGCCCACCTACCGTGCCAACAGCTCGGTGCTGCACTCCGTGCTCCAGGAGTGGGGCCACGAACCCAGCCGCGACCAGGTCAAGGGCGAACTGCGCTGGCTTGAGGAGCAGCAGCTGATCACCGTCGACGACCTGGGCGAAGGTGCAGTGCTGCTGGCAAAACTCACCGAACGGGGCCTCGATGTGCAGGCTGGCCGGGCGCGCGTTGACGGCGTTAAACGGCCGGGTGCCTGACCATGGGCCGCAAATCGAGCATCCACAAACTGGCACCAGACGTGCGGTCGCATATCGAGCGCCGCCTGCGTGAGGATCGATTGACCCTCGACGAGCTGATCGAGGATCTGCACCAGGCGTTCCCAAGCGAGCAGAAGCCCAGCCGCTCAGCCATTGGTCGGTACCGCACCAACTTCGACGAATTGACCAAGCGCCTGCGCGAGCAACAGGCCATGGCCAGCCTGCTGGTTGAGGAACTGGGCGAGAACCCGGACGATAAGGCCGGTGCGCTGATGGTGCAGTCCATCACCACCCTGACCACCCACGCCGCGATGGGCGCGCAGATCGACGAGGAAACGACCATCGACGACGTGCGCAAACTCGCCCGCGCGGCCAAGGATGTGCTCGCCGCCCGTAAGGTCAGCCGCGAGGAGCGTAAAGCCATCCAGGCAGAGGCCCGCGATGCGCTGCTCAAAGAGCAAGAACAACGCCTGGAAGAAATGCGCGGCAGCGACGGCATGAGCGAGCAGCTCGAAGACCGCATTCGCCGCGTGCTTATGGGTAAGGCGTGATGAGCCAGGACAAGCCACTACAGGCTACGTCAGCCCCGCGCAAGATCGACCTCGCCGCTGAGATGGAGCTGCACGGCGTGGTGGTGCCTCAGGACATGGCCGACGCTGTGCCCGGTACCGAAGGCGTGTTTCTGCCGTACCAGCAGCGTTGGTTCGATGACACCAGCCAGATCATGATCGCCGAGAAGAGCCGACGCACCGGTCTCACCTGGGCCGAGGCTGGGCGCAACGTGATCAACGGCGCCAAGCCGCGCCGCCGTGGCGGGTGCAATACGTTCTACGTGGGCAGCAAACAGGAAATGGCCCTGGAGTACATCGCCGCCTGCGCGCTGTTCGCCAAGGCGTTTAACGAGCTGGCCCAGGCCGATGTGTACGAGCAGACCTTCTGGGATGAGGGCCGCAAGGAAGAGATCCTGGCGTACATGATCCGCTTCCCGAAAAGCGGCTTCAAAATCCAGGCACTCAGCTCACGCCCCAGCAACCTGCGCGGCCTGCAGGGCGATGTGGTGATCGACGAGGCGGCATTCCATGAATCCTTGGAAGAGCTGCTCAAGGCCGCGCTGGCACTGACGATGTGGGGCAACAAGGTGCGGTTGATCAGCACCCACAACGGTGTCGACAACGCCTTCAACAGCTACATCCAGGACGCCCGCGAGGGGCGCAAGGACTACAGCATCCACCGTATCACCCTGGACGATGCCATCGCCCAGGGCCTGTATAAGCGGATCTGCTACGTCACCGGGCAGGAGTGGTCGCCCGAAGCCGAAAAGGAATGGCGCGACAAACTCTACAAGAACGCCCCCAACATCGAGTCGGCCGACGAGGAGTACGGCTGCGTACCCAAGAAAAGCGGCGGCGCCTACCTGTCACGCGTGCTCATCGAGCAGGCGATGGTCAACGATCACTCCATCC